ACCGCCGAAGGTGATGCACTCGTGGTTATCGTCAACGCCGCCGTGTTGCTTATCGTTGCCGTGCTTCCCGTGGTTGTTGTCCAACCGCCTGCAGCAACCGAGGCACGCGTATAAAGAGCCGTGCCACCTGTGCCCGTGTCCGTTGGACTTCCGTTGAATAATTGTACCCATGTCGCCGTGGGCGGCGTCGGGAACGCTCCGCCGTTAATCCAATCGAGTATCTCATTTTCCATGTAATTTGAAAAAGCCATGATATTTATTTTTTAGTTAAGGTTAAAATCTGGTTGAACAACGTCAAAGGTTTCAGGAATGCCAAGTATTTGACTTTCGTCGCAAAAGGTAATATACCAAAATGGAGGTTCATTTAAGGCAGCGTGCTGTACGTCAACTGCCTGCAAGGTTGTTCCACCTGGCTTTGGTAAACCTTCGTTTATTCGACAAATGTCCTGCGCGTGCAAGGCATTAGCCTCATTGTTATATTTGTAGCCGTTAATAGATTGCATAGTGTGTGTTTATGTTTGTGTTAATATTAACAATATTTGCACTCTGGTCGTTTGCATATACGATTAATTCTGAAATATTACCATTTCTATTTGCGTTAATTCTATTGTATCTGCCAATTGTAAACTCATTCACTCCAGACGATAAAGCTCCACTTCTTATAGAAGATGTAAATAATAAGTTATTATTTCTATATATTCTCGACACATACCCAATTAGTCTCGTGTATGAGTATAACCCTCCCGTTATAAATTGAGCATCGTTGTTTAAAGCATAACCTCCATTGTAATAATCATTTATAAAATTTTGATTGCCAATTCTTAATTCTGGGTCATCGACAGGCATTGATTGATAATTTATAAAACCTGAAGGATCTACGCCTACACTGCTATTAAATACTCCAAAAATGGATACCTGATCATTTAAAATAACTTGTGTTCCAATATTTAAATGTTTTGAAATTAATTCTAAATTTGGTTTATTATATTTAATCAATATATTACCACTGTTTACAATTTGCGGCTGACTTGCCTGCGTTGCCTGCGTTGCATTCTTTGCATTCCCACTTTGGTCATACCACGTTGTGACAAATACATTTTGATTACTTCCTCCTGCATTCCAAAAAGTACTAAATGTAACTTGTTGTCCAATGCTAAGCCCACTTGTTCCAACGGCAGTAACTGTAACCGTGCTGCTTGCGCTTATTGTACTATTGACATCAAAAGAAACATCACCTTCTGCACCACTTGTACTTGCCCTCACCCTTATCGCACTCCCACTATATGCCGTTCTTAACTTGCGCAAAGAATAAGCCGCTGCTGCATTTGGATACAAATCAAGTAACAAACCAGCCGAAGGAGCATTCACCGTCAAATCTGCCGTTGTTGTCCCCGTGGCTAACAAGGAGGCTTGCGGCAACTTGCTAATCAATGCCGATGCGTTTACACTTGCCGACGTTAACAAGGAGGCTTGCGCCTTTTGAATAAAGTTAATATCACCGCTTAACAAGGCGTTGGCGTTTAAACTTGATGCAACCTTTTGAACAAAGTTAATGTCAGCCGTCACCGTTGCCTTGCCTTCCAAACTTGCGGCAAATTTTAACACCGTGGTTAACGATGCGGTCAAGTTACTCGATGTTACAATGTTTGCAATGCACTGAACCAAAGTAATAATGCCAGGGTCACAGTTGGTTGGAACAACCAAGTTAAAGCTAAGTTGTACGGTAATCATTCTTTGAAGTCCCGTAAATGAATCAAAGGTAATCGACGGCGCTTCGGGAATAAATAAATAATTTGGTAAAATGCTTTGTTTTATCTTGTTCAAACGTTGTACAAAGTAATTTGCATACTGTTGAAGATTTGCCCATTTGTCAATTTGTAACGTCGGGTCTTCATCGCCTTCGTTATCATAACCAAGCAAATCGTCAAAGAACAAAGTCACTTGATAAGTATCTTGTTTCCGTGTTTGGTCTGAGCCTGTTATCGTTGGCACGGCAAAGAACACGCGGGGGAACTCGTTCAACTCCTGAAAGTCCTCCGTGTTGCCTTGCCGCACACGGTCGGAAGCCCAACCGAAATTGTAGCTTTTTATCGCCGTTATATTATCAGCGGTATCTTTGAAAATGTCGCTTATTTCCCTAATATTCATTTTTTACTTTGCTTTTGTATTTCATGATACAAGTTATCCTCAGCCGCTTTGGACGCAAGGTATTGAAAGACTTCATATAAATTTGCCTTTTCGCTTGATTGTAAGGGTGTGAGCCCTGCCAAGTTAAACAATCCACACTCAGCTATTTTTTTAATCGTCAAGTACCAACCGTATTTGTCATTCAATTGTCTTGAAGCGCTGGCATACTTTGCATCGCCTTGCGAAGCATAGAGGTCTGCAAATCTACTTGATAACTCTCGCTTAACTTCGTCAAAAAAAAACCAATTTCAAAGCCAACTTGTAAGGGCAATTTTAAAAAGTCAATGCAATTTCTTTGAAAAACCTCGTCGCTATATGCCTCGTCTTTCTTCCTGAGCAACACAGCAATAACATGAAGCAAGCCCTGAGCGTCATTGTTTTCAATCGCCTTGCGCCCTTTGTCAAATTGCGCAGCCTCAGCGAACTCAAGTAACGTGGATTTTGCCATTAGCTTATCAGGAAGATAATACAAGGTTCCGTTGAAGTCGTAAATCTGTTTGTATTTAAGTTCCTCGGGTACGCTTATCGCATTGAGAATCTTTGAGAACATGAAGGTTAAATATTTTAGCTCCAGGCTTTCCGCAACCTTGCCATAACACGCATCTAAAGGAATGCCCGTGAAATAATTTACGACCTTTGCCATGTAAGGATATTTTACCTGCGCCTCCCAAACCTCGTCCATAATTTCAAGACACTTGTCCAATGCCTTTTGACTTGCGTTGAATTGGTCAATCAATGCAGGAAGGAAACGACGCACATTGTCTTTGACATCATTTGTCAAAAGGATTATTTCCAATTCTTGCACCACGTCCGTCGGCGTTGTTTTCAAGTCAACGTTTAACTTCTTTGCATACGGTTTGATTTTATCATACGCCGCGATCATTTGCTTTTGTGCAACAAGGGCATCAAGTTCAACCTCAGGATATTGAGGTAAAATAAACTTGTGGAAGTAAACGTATTGTTCCAACGTTATATCCGCTGCGGTCTCAGGATAAAAATACTTTGTATCGGAGTGGCTTAAATGAAATTGTACCATTATTTGCGTTTGCTTTTTCTTGTTGGTTCGGGAATGTTATCTGCGATACTTGCGCTCGGTTCAATGTTCTTTGGCTTATCAACCATTTGCGGCAATGCTTTTTCATGGCTAACCAATGGCAATGACTCAGGGCGTTTTAATTCCCTATACCTGCCCGTGCCCGTTAACCGTACCGCCTTTTCAAGGTGAGAACGAAGCAAAAGCAGTTGTTTTCTTTTCATTGGGTGTTCCTGTATCTCTTTGGTTATCTCCTCAATTAAGTGAATGATGTAAACCGCCTTTTCGTTGTTCGTCATTTCGTTATTATGTTTTTTAAATGCAATTCAACTTCGCACCAGTACGCCGTGTTTTCATCCACGTCTGAGCCAAGTTGTCCGCAAATCGTTTGATTATTGCTTATGATTTGTTCGGTTAAAAACAAAGCTATTTCCTTTGCCTTTTTAAATCCGTCGTATTCACCCGTGACGTTATGCCTGTATGGCAATTGGTCATATATTTGTAAATGCAATTCCCTTGCTTTGTCCTGAGGCTTCATATACTTTCTATTTCGTGTTCAACTTCTTCCCAATAATAATATTCATCTTCGCTGCCTTCTACCTCAATGTTCCACTTTTCCTTCAATACCTCCCGTGCGGTAAACAAGGCGCTTTGCTTTGCAAGGATTGAAACAAGGATTTCCTGCCCAAGTTCGCCGCCGATGCTTTGAATAAGGTTGTGATAATGGGTAAATAATTCCTCTGCTTTTTCTTTTGGTGTCATAGGTTTTGTATTTCTTTTTTAACTTCATTCCAATAGTAGAAAAATTCAACACCTGATGTTCTAGTAATAATAATCTCATCCACGGCAACCAATGCGCATTGTTTAGCATATTGTTTATCTTCTTCAATTTGTATAATTAAATTCCTTACTGGAGTTTTTCCATACATTTTGTCATATAATTCCTCTGCTTTTTCTTTTGGTGTCATAGCTTTTGTATTTCTTTTTTTACTTCTTTCCAATAATTAATGGAAGGGGATGTGTCGTGTGTAGTCGTTAAAAGATAATGGATTTTTATTAACTCATCCACGGCAACCAATGCGTGTCCCTTTGCTTTTGACGAATCAACGTGTTCCACCAAGCCTTCTAATTCATAAATGGTCACAATGTGTTCACTAAACTTATATATTAGTTCTTTCGCTTTTTCCTTTGGTGTCATGTGTTTTTAATTGTGCGCAAGTGAATCCGAGCCCTGCATTAAACGAAGCGAACCATAGCGTGTTGCGTCAATCCCATGGTTATCAGCGTCTAATGGCGTTGAACTCTTTTTATCGTTCCATATATAATTCCTTAATTCATGCTTCATGTTGTACGACTCCTCAGTGACCACGATGGTAAAATCAAGCATTCGTTTTATTCCATCCACCACGCTGCCAGCGTACTTTTCCGTCTTATGTACATTGATACCATTTGAGATAAGCGCGTCAATCAAACGTGGTTCGCTCGTGTCCGCAACAATCATGGTATCGTGTTCAACCTCATTCCTTATCCTTGTAACAACCATGTCGTATGAAAGGCTTTGTTCGTAAATTATTTCCTTCACATAAATCTTATTTGCCGTGGTATCAACAGCAACTTTGACAAGTGCCAAGGGGTCTGGATAAAATCCGAAGTCAAGCCCGTAGGCGAAAGGTAGGCTTGAATCAAATTCGCCCTCCACCCAATTTGGAAATATTACGCCCTGTTTCTTATCCAGCCACTTGCCTAAAAACCTGTGCGCGTATGCCTCAGGTGACTTGCTTTTTATCGCCTCAATCTTTGCAATATAATCCTTGCTTATGTTATGATAGTTATCAAGGTACGTCGTATGGATATGCGTTATGTCCTCATGCGTGCTTATCGGTATCGAATGCCCGTCAATCGTCTCCATGCGATGCGACTTTTCAAACCACCGCTTCCAAATCCAATGCTCCACGTCTTGCGGGTTCATCACCAAGATAACAAGGTTAGGCGTGTCAGGCATACGAATGGATTCGTCAATGGTATCGAAGTCCTTTTCGCTTACAAATTCCTCAGCCTCGTCAACGATGAAAACATTTAACCCGGGTATCGACTTTAACTTTGCCGTTTGATTTCCTGAGCTTGTTTTGATTCCTGAGAATATTATTTCACTCTTTGTGACCTTGTGCCCAATTTGCGCGTTGGTCATATTGAACTCGTCACCCACGCCAAGCAAATCAATCTTTTCCCTGAACTCAGGGATAACGGAAATGTTAGCACTTGATAACGTGTAACGTGTGAAAAGAACCTTCCACCCTTTGTTGGCAAGTAACATATTGCAAGCCCAAAGCCCCACGGTAAATGACTTTGCCGAACCACGTCCACCAGTTATCAGGAAGTAACGGGTTCGCGGTTGCCATAATGCTTCGTACTTTTCATTAACCTTTATCTGCATTATACCAATTCCATTTTTAACTGCGCAATGTGAGCCTTATATCTTTTTTCCTGAGCATCAAAATATTCTTTATCCAATTCAAAAGCCGTAAAATCAAAACCCATTTCATAGGCTGCAATCCTACTGCTTCCAGAGCCTAAATGAGTATCAATTATTTTATCTCCTTGCTTTGCGTAATTTTGCAAAAGCCATTTATAAAGAACTACGGGTTTTTGTGTTGCGTGTATACGTTCTTCTTGATTAGATGTAGCCCTATGTATTGTTTTTATTCGCATAGCTTTATGAAATGATGTCCATGCCATTTCTCCATCTGCAAGCGAAAAATTTCGTTGACCTTTATCCCATATTAACCAACATTCAGAATTTGGTAACATATTAGCAAAATAATTACCACCCCAAATTATTTGATTTTTAGAGACACGTTGAAGTTCTCTAAAATATTTAATATTTGGTTTATTTAGATTCCATCCTTTTGTACATTTATCCCAATCAATATTTTTATTCCAATTATGCTTAGTACTTCGACCTCCATTTAAATTATTACCATAAGGCGGGTCAACAATTGCCAAGTCAAAGTATTTGTCTGGATACCGTGCCATGCCTTCCATGCAATCCTCATTCGTAACCTCGCTCAAATGTTTATTCATTTGCTTTGTCCTTTGTAAATATAATCGTTGGCACGGTCACCTTTTCCCCCTGTGTCGTGATGTCAATGTTTTGCTTTGCCTTCCCGTATGCCCTGTCAAGGAGCAACTGAGCCGCCTTGATATCACCCTTTGCCGCCTGTTCCCTTAGCTTCATGATAATTGCCTCAGCCGCCGTGATGCCGTCTTTTTCCTGCCCCATGACATTTGCCATTATCAAGTCAAGGGCAGGGAGCTTCTTAGGGCGACCTGTTCCAACCGTGTTTCCTGATTTTAATTTACCTCCGTGTTTTCCTTCCCTCATGATTCGAGATTTAAACGAGAATTATATTCAAATACAATAGTAAGTCTATTTTCAGAACCAGATTTACTATTTTGCGTATTTTTTAAAACTCCTCGATGTGGCTTGTTTCTTCCAAAATTCTTACAAATCCATTCTTTTGATTTTTTTAAACTATTTATTAAATTAGGCTGAGATGTTACAATGCTAAATCTATATTTTTGATTGCAATATATTTTTGCTATTTCATTGAGCATTCTGCCTCCAATTCCCAATCCTTGATAATCAGGCAAAACAACAAGTCTATGAACTTTTCTTAAATTTTTTACTTTAGGATGCGGAAAATGTAAAACGCTAATAAACCCCGCTATTTCATCATTAATCATGCAGATAAAAACATTTGCCGCGTTGTTGTGACTTGAACTTAAATAGTGGTACTTACTAAACATTTTCCAAATTGATTTATCTGTTGCTTGATAGATTTCAAATTTAATGTCAGGTCTTTTTTTTTACCAGAATGCTTTATAAAAGTCATTGAATCTGTATTAAAAACCCAATCAGGCATTAACCATTCTTCAATATCAAAATGACATGAAACCGCAATAAACTTTTTACCTGTTTTCCTTATTGCCTTCTGAGTGGCAAAAGAACCAATCTTTGCAATCTGTCTATCAACCACGCTTGTAAATTCATCAAATACAAATAACTCATTTTTTTGCAATATTGCATTAGCTAAGTCCACCCGCATTTTTTCGCCATTACTTAATACTTGATATGGTTTCAACCAACTTGGTGGGCTGCTAAATCCAACACTATTAAAAGTATTTGTGATTTCTTCAATAGAACAATCTTTAGGCATATCATCTAAAATGCTTTCACATTTATATTCAAAATTTGTAATGTAACTTTCTGGAAATAATTGTTTTGCTATCGTGGTTTTTCCTGTGCCACTTTTGCCAACAATTAAACCAACTTGCCAATCATTATCAATATCAATGCTACCTTTAAACCTTTCGGTTATGTGATTGCTTTGTAAATCAAATCTTCCGATTATACTTGCAATCCTAAACGTTTCTTTAGGCTTGATTTCTTTTATAATGTCAAAAGTCGGCATTCGTAATTCTGTTCAATAAGTTTATTATACGTTTTTTCTTGCTCCTGTTCATCTTTACAAATAACCTCAA